TAACTTTTTGTATTTGAGTAATTTCTCTATAGATACTCTCAATATAATAAGCCATATTAATGTTATACTCTTCGAATTTTTTATTGTTTGCAGTGAGTTTATTCACTGTAGTTTGTAACCATTGTCCTGCCTCCACTTGTATTTCTCTACCATCACTATGGCATTTTACAAGTTTACTACCATCATTGCAAATATAATATCTAATAATCTTTTGTAGTTTATTATTTACAATATTTCCATTAATAATTTGTCTTTCTTCAAAGTGCCAAGCTCCTTTAGCTTTTACACCACCACAATAGTCAAAGATGTTTTGGTTCTGAGCTAAGAAATCTTCAGGCATAATACCATGTACAAAATAAGCATATATAGCCTTAGGAATAATCAAGAAACTTTTATTCTTATGGAACATAGCCACTTTCTTTTTCTCTAAGTCTTCCCACTCAAATCTACCTTTACATTTAACTTTTCCATTCTTGTAAATAGCCATGTAATTGTTTACATCACCTATTACCATCTTAGAATATTCATCATGTTCAAGAGCTAACTGAGTTAGATTCTGCCATTGCTCACACACTTTCATATACACACCTATCTTATCGTTAGGAATCATCATCTCCAAACCATCTGTATTTTGCATAAGAGGTTTAGCTTCTGGTATATTATCACACAACATCTCATAGAGCATTGATAGAAGCAATTGACCATTGATAGTAATTTGCATAGTCATCTTAGGATCGTATAGAAAACTATTCTCATCACCTGTCAAACCATATGTACTGTTAAGAATAATCTTAAACACATAGTTCTTAGGATCTGATTTAGGTATCTTAACTCTTTCATCAAAGAACCACTCATACTGCTCACAGAATTCTTTCTGAGGAATATGAGCTGGATGAAATTTATTTTTGATAGCAAGATTGGGATAGAAACTAACAACGTCAGACGTCATTATAGTCCATCCTGGAGGAGCTTCATACAATCCTGAATCTATTGCACCATGTATACCACCTAGTCCATAATCTGTCTTAACGCCTTTATAATTCACAGTGTATTTAAATCCATCTTTTGTAGATGAAATTACTTTAGTGCGAAAATAATCAAGCATTTTATTAAACTCTGGACTATTAAATTGTACATAAGGAAGTATACATTCACTTAAGCTAATAGTAGGTCTTCTTGTACGAAGGGTTTTAATCTCAGATTTATTCCATTTTAACTTCTTACTTAAGAAATGAAGGAATAATTCTTTAGAGATACGAGGCTCAGACGCAGAATATAAATCTATTCCATACTCTTTAGTAAGCGTTTGTCTAAGTGTTATTTGTTCTTTAGAATGCTCTAATATCTGTTTAGTAGATCTAACATCATTAATACAATACTGAATCACTTCATTTAAAGTGGTAGCATCTGTCACAGGTTGGTTATGTTTGTGAGGCATCTCTTCTACATTCTCCCAGTCCATGGAATACTGTATCCACTTTAAACTAGACATCTTTGCTTTGTTATCCCAGTGATTAAGCTTAAACAAATCTATTTGACGTATTTTAAGTTTATTAGGAGGATACAATGCAAACTCACCTTTATCAGATCTGTTTATTGTCTCTTGTGCAAATTTATAAATAGCTTCAGCAATAGTTTTACCATCATGAACAGCTAATTTATTTTTTACACCAAGAATGTATTGAGATATTTGAGCGTCAAAGTTTAGTCCATTATAAGAGATGTGCCATTGATTTTCTGTCACACATCTTTGAAGAAATGTGACAAACTTTGGAAAGTCATTTTGCTGTTCGCAAATAACGAACACATGTCTTTCGTCTGTTTTATAATGTTCGAATACTGCTATGAAACAATTACATATGGTTTCATAGTCCATCACCCAGTGTTTTACTTCTTCTGTCATTTATATAATATTCAGTTAAGCTGTTTCCCCTTAAATTAAAAAGATAAAAAAAGGAAGTGCTAGAAAGCACCTCCTTGAATTATAGTATGAATAACAATTAAACTACAGAAGTAATAATACTATTCTGTGCAGGTCCTTCTTTAGGAATTACTAAATCAAGATACTGCATGTAATCAAATTCAGCAGCATTTGCTGCGAACATTGAAATGAAATTAACAACCTCTTGTCTTTCTGTAATATAATATTCATAGAAAGTTACAAGAGCTTTGCGTTCTTCAGCATAGTCTTTTCCATCTTCTTTCTTACCTATTTTAAGACGCATAACATCTCCTATGTCAGTAAGCTTAGGAATCATGTGAAAAGATTCTTTACTTTCTTTGCCAATAATGGCTAGCACTTTTGATTGAACATCAAAGATACATTCATTGAATGGACAATCTTTGTCAATAGGGATCAACTTGAAAGTTTTAGCTGGTCCCCAGCTTGATGTAATTAATAACATGTTACTCATACTTTTGGTTTTTTGTAAAGTTAAACTGATTTTTTTAAATTTTCCAAATATTCTACAGGAATTTTTAAAGTTTCTTTTTCTATATCACACGCATTACATAATTCTCCTATAGATTTAAGATGTTCAACATCTATATCTAACAGTTCACTATACACATGGTAATAATCTTTAGGATTTATGTAACTATTCATATAGTCATATTCAGAACTACTTTCACCATAATAGGTTTTAATAGCTCTTTTGAGAACTGTCGATAGTTTAGAATATTTACCTAAAATAAAATTAAACCAGTCGTTCACATATATCTCATAATCAAACACATATATACTATAGTCATCCATTACTATCTTTTCAGAGAATAATGGATTTTCTAATAACATTTTAGTTTCAAAGTATTTAAATGCTTCTGTATCCTTATTTTCAAAAGTGCAAATAAATTTAACATCCTCAGGTTCTATCAAACCTTTTATAGCTAGATAGGTACCTGTAGGTTTAAACTTATCATTCTTTTTTATACCCAGTGCAGGGTATAGAAAAGATTTAGACTTTTGAAAATATTTACTGTAAATGCGTTTAATCATGGTCTCTAAGTTTAGAGAGTTACTTTTCCTGTAGCAAATTCATAAGGTAGATCATAACTCTTGTTTATATAATGCCAATTAGCTTTCTCTAAAGTGTTAGTTAGTCTGTCAAACCAACTATTTAAAGTGTTATCGCTAACTGGGAAAGCATACACTTGATAAGATTTATCTATCACTACAAAGTGAAACTTAAGTTGATATCCCTCATCAATTAAATGTATGAATTTTATTGCAATAATCGTAGAATAAATTGCAGCTTGCATCCAATAATTATAAAACTCTATTGACTCAGGAAAATCTTTAAGTTCTTTACTTGTAGTTTTAATATCATTGATATAAATAATCTTATCATCATGATCAACAACTATATTATCGATGATGCCTTTAAGACCAAATGGTTTATCATTTATTTCTATATCAACTGGAATCTCATTAAACACTTCTTTGTTACTAAACTCATTAAGGTTACATCCTATAAGGTTACACACTTGAGAGTTTAACTTAATTAAATCTACACCTGTCTTACAAAAATCATAAGATGCTTGATCTATAAGAGTTTTATTTCCTTTACTTCTAAGAAAGTTCCAATAGCTTACACCTTCTGGTACAAGAATTTTATCTAGTCTTTGTACATCAGTCTTTAAGCTTTGATGAAGATCCATATCTTTAAGAATATCTAGTATAGCATTAGTAAATTCTACAAGATTAGTTCTTTCATCTCCATTATTAGCAAGCTCTACATGATGTGCATATAGTCTATCTATAACTGTACGTGTATTACCTGTAGGTAGAGCATCAGGACTTACTATAAACTGCTCATCAAACTTTTCTGGTTCCAGTAGAAGGCAATGTATTATTTTACCATTTACTAAATAAGATTCTGTCTTCTCTTCTCTATTACCAAGTACATATAGTTGATAAAAAGCTTGTGGATTCCACATAAGCTTATTAAGACTACTATAAGAAAACTTAAATGGTTTAGCATAAAAGTCATTCTCCATTATTTCTATAGACTGATTCATTAATTCTTCTAACTCCATATTCCCAATTGTTTTAATAGTAATGTGATTCTTGTTTTAGTTTGTCTGTCTTCTGTGTATGCTTCTTCATACTCTAAGAATTCTATAAGCTTGTGAGCATTTATTTTGTCATGATTAACTTCATTAGTTAATTTGTCCTGACTTTTTAATTCATTATTTTCCATATAAGTGTCTTATTTGTTTACCTAATTCTCCATCATTAGGATAACTTTTAATAAAAGTTTGAAATGCTGAAGCTATTTGATCAGCAGGATCATGTTTACTTTCTAATACATCTGCTATACGTTTTAATTGTTTAGCAATTTCTGGAAGAGTGTATTCTATAAGTTTTACACCCATATGAGTCTCATGTAGTTCTGGCATTCTTTTTTGTTTTTATTGGTAAATTATTATTAAAAGTGTATCCTGAATTAACAAAATGTCTTCTGAGTTTGATAGTTAAATATCTACTATTTGATAACACATTATTTAAAGGAAGATTGAGCTTGTCAGCTATATCAATAAAAGCAAGACCATTCATTCTAAGAACTAATATTTTTTTCTGAAGTTCTGTTAGAAATTGAAAACCCTCACTCATAATGTTTAAGTCTTCTTCCAGAGAATTATTTTCAGTTTTATATTCATCACTTAAATATAAAAAGTCATCAGTTAAATCTTCTTTAATAGTTCTAGAACCAGTGGCTTTTCTATGTCTATCAATGCAATAGTTTTTAGCAACAATACGTAACCAAGCTGAAAAACTACCATCTATAAACTTATCAATCTTTGTAGCAACAAGTGTCCATATTTCTTGATTGTAATCTTTAGCTAATTGCACTTCTTTAGTAGATTCTCGTATAATAGAAAGTACAGTCTTTTTATACCTCTTATAAAGTGTAGTAAAAGCTTGTTCGTTTCCTTTCTTATATGCTTCAATCAGTTCTAAATCAGATGTCATTTTGTTTTTTCAGATTGTGTTTTTTTATTATGGCAGTCACTACATAAGCATTGTAGATTGTCTATCTCACAGAATAGTCTCTCTACAAAGCCTGGGAGGTCATTGGCACACCTTAAAGTACCAGCAGGTACAATGTGGTCTACATTAATTTCCTTGTCAGGAAACCACTTTAAACACACTGCACACTGATACTCAAACTTCTGTCTCTTTAGTGGGCCCTTATAAGATCTTTTAGCTTTTGCTTTAGCTTCACCTATAGGTTTCCACCACCTAGACTTTTGTCTAAGTGCACTTCTTATAAAACTCCAAAAAGCAGCGTCTGTCATAGTGCCTGCATTCTTAGTTTTTGGTGCTGCACCCTTTCTGGGTTTAGCTATTTTCTTCTTCATTGTTTAATTTTTTAGCTAAGATAGGAACTAATTTAATTCTAACCTCTTTAGCTCCTGAATCTTTAATTGAATCAGATACATCCTTACTCATAGGAAGCACTGTAATTTCTATAAAAGGATACTTCTCCTTATACTTTTGCATAGCCTCTATACCAGCTTGATCAAAATCAAACATTACAATAATCTTTTCATACTTTTTTTTAAGTTCATCCATTACAGATTGCTTAATCATAGTGTTCTCACTATCAGGAGCTATAACATCTACATCAAGTTTGAGAGACTTAATAGACATTACATCTTTAAGACTAGATGTAATTACTAAGTGCTTACGATTTTGTAATTGTTCCCAGCCTTGGACATAACTTTCAGCTTTAATAAACTTTTTGTCAAGAGTCTTTGGTTGGTATATTTTATACAACGTACCATCTTCTTTGAAATAACCATATAGATAAAGTCCTTTGATACAAAGTTCATTACCATCTTTGGTCATACAATAACTTTCTAGTGGTCTCACATTGTGAGCCTCAAGTAGTTTAGATCCAATATTAAACTGTGTCCAGAAATATTGATCTTGGGTACTCCACTTCCTAACTATATGACTAGTCACTTTATACTTAGAAGCTCTTTGAAACTTTTCTATGTCGTATCCTCCATTGTTATGAAGAACATAATCATTATATGTTTCTATAATAAGCTGACAAGTTTTGTGAAATGGAAGGTGTGTTATTTCTTTTACTAAATCTACAGCTGAACCACCTTTACCTGTAGAGAAGTCTTTATACCTGTAAACATTATACTGATTGATATAAATACACATGCTAGGTGTACGTTCACCAGGATTAAATATAGATTTAAACTTTACATCTTGTCCAGTTAGTTTTTCTTTAAGCACACAGAAGTGTTCAAATATCCATGTATCAGGTACATCTTTTATATCGTGTACTAAATCTTTTGTGTTGAACATAAATTAAAATTTTATACAAAAATAAGGAGGAGTGTAGAAACACCCCTCCATCTGAAAAAAAATAAAAAAAACAAAAAGACTAAATATTGAAATCATCATTTGCTGGCTCAAACTTATCTACAGCACTATTCTGTAAAGGTTTGTAATGCCAAACATTAGTTTTATCAAAAGTATCTAATTTACTTTCAACTGCGTTACAAAACTTGTATTTAGGAAAAGAAAGTTTAATAATGGTTTTACCATTGTATTCTTCTTCTGTACCTTTAAGAAAGAAAAATATGTCGTTTCCTTTCATAAGTTCAATAGCATGATTAGCCCAGTCTTCAATAGACTTAATCTCATGCTGTGTAGAAATGTTATCTAGAGCTGATCTCAATCCTAATTCTTTACCAATAACAAATAACTTGTTTAAGATCTCATTTTTATTGACATCATTGGTATTAAATTGATCAGTCCAGATAGTTGCCATCACTCTAGCTGATTGACCTTTAAACTTAGGTCCTTCTGGATCATCTTTATCGATAGACCAACCTTCAAAATCTGCAATAGCTGGACCTTCTAAAGTCAATTCTAATGCTTTCTTGTCGCCTTTGTTAGAGGTTCTTACTTGACCACTAACAATGTGTGCTTTAACCACACCTGGTTGGAGAGATTTAGATGCTCCACCACCTTTTACTTCTTGTCCTTTTGTACTGAACATGTTTTTTAATTTAATTGTTAACGAATATACTAATTTTCAAAATCTATTATTGCTTTTTTTACCAAAGCTAAGTCATTTTCTATTTCTAAAGTAGAAAACATTCCTCTAGGAGACTTGCATGTATTTTCACCATTGTTAGCAGTTTCGAATACATATCTAATCACTCCTTCTTTATTCTTCTTCACTTTACCAAATAGTACAATAGAAAATAAACCTTCTAGTGTAAGCTTTTCATCAACCATTTTGCCAATAGTCTTTGCTTTGAACTTACGTTTACCTTCCATATCTGTACCTTCTTCAGTATGTGTAAGAAAGAATACAAATAAATCTTCTCTTAATGCAATAGGCATTCTAGCTATTCTAGCTAAGTGCCCACCAATCTGAGTAAATTTCTCATAACCTTTTTCATCAGCTCTGTCAAAGAATTCAAATGAAGACATGTACTGAAAATCATCAACAATAATGTTTTTGATTTCAGGACGTTTTTCATTTACATACTTGATAGCAGCTTCGATGTTTTGAGCACCTGCTTTGTCATACATATTACCTGCAGGATTGTCCTTGCTCCATAATGTGTACTTCTTTTTCCATCCTTTGAATGGAAGAGGTTTGTTTGCAACATTAATAATAAATGTTTCTTTTGGATCTAGTTTTTCTATACTAGTGGATTTACCAGATCCTGATTCTGCGATGACTAAGATACCTTGTCCCATATGCTTATTTTGATTTTACGATTTCGTTTAACCATGCTTTGTTACTGATAGGTCTGCCTGTATGAATTGTTATATAATCTCTTATAGTCATTTCACTATAAGGAGCATCTTCTAACTTTGGTACAACAACAGGTTGTGGTTCAGCACTAAAAGGTAATGGTGGTTTTGGTGGTGTATATTTTTCTTCTTTTATACTTCTATCACTTTCTACAATAACAGACGCTTTACTAATAGCAGCAGATTGTCTATTCATTTTCTTTAGTTGTTCCAATGGAACTAAGAACTTACTTCTTTCATCCATTTCAAATTCGTCCATATAGAACTCATTATAAGGAACTCTATAAATAGTTCTTTCACTATCAACA